AGCAGCTCCTGGAACTCCTGTACTGTTTGCCGAAGCTCCTCCATTTCCTCCCGTTGCGCCTCCTCCATCTCGTGCTCCTACTATGTTGCCAGCCTGTTTATCTCGTAAGATGTCAGCGTCTGGTCGTACGTTAATTTTAAACCGTTTGATGTTCTTCAAACCGCCCAGTTGTGCTACCCACGCGAAGATACCTCCCATGTCGTAGCCTTGCATAATCTCTGGCATTCCCCTCATTTGCCCCATGAGCTGAGTCCACATAGTAACCTGCGCAAACCGATCAACAGGTAAAGTCCCATCAATAGGAACAAAATCAAAGAACCCTGAAATAGCTTCCGGATTGACGTTAGCAAATTCCCCTCCCTCTTCCATTAAATCTCCAGCGATCCGAAACATCCGTTCACCGTCGAATTTCTGCTGCGTATTCTGTAACATCATTTGAGTCATAGGAGCGAACCCCATAGCTGAGAAATACTCCGCTTGAGTCTTCAGTCGATTACTCCCGCCAAGGTTAGAACTCCGAACTTCCGTTGCAGTTTTCCGTCCACCCTGATTAACCATCCCCATGATGTTGTCAGTAACCCCCGAAATTCGTTGGATTAAGTCTCCCATCGCGGACACATCTCGCATGTGGTTCTGCGTTACGTCGACGGTTTGGATTTGCTGAAACATCGTATTAATGTTTTGTCCGTAAGCCTGCGGCTTCATTCTAATAATCCGACCGCCACCATCAGACTTAAAATCCTTAATAGTAATACGTGATGGATCAGCAATAAACTGGCCATTGAGCGTCGAGCGGACATTGTAAAAATGCGTGTTAACTAACCAATCAATCGTATTATTTAAGGGTTGCAAGATCTCCAACATACCACGCTTTTGCAAGCCATACCCTTCCATGTCATATTCGATAACACTGAATGGAAACTTCCCATGCAACGCATCATACGGCTGACTCTCAACAATCACCTCATCATCAGCTAAAGTAAAGATCCATTTCTCAGGATACTTACTAGTTCCAAGACCCCAGTCATTAGGAATCAATTCAATATGCATTTCGACTAATTCGGAAAAATCCGGAGTCTCCATTGTATCCCAAACAACTGTATTTTCATCTGTAATCGCATCAGGAAGTTCCATACGTTCAGAACCTGTATCCCGAACCGTAACACCACTACGACGAGACTTCCGATTCATTTTATGTTTCTTCAGCGCATCAACATTATAATACTGACCCGTAGCTTCCCGCATAACGATCTTATTCCAACCAAGATCAGCATACCTTCCACAGAACTCCCCTTGTTGGAAGTTTGAAACTGATACCCTCGAATCAAAAAGGAAATCTTGAGGCCGAACATTAAAAAGTTTATTCCCTACGTAACCTTTAGTCTGGCGCGTGCGTTTGACTTTCTTAGTCTTCCCGCCAATATTCATACCCATGTAAGTAACAGGCTCTTCAACGATCTCACTCGTTTGTATAGTTTCCTCTTCCCAGTAATTCCCAATAACGCCTACGCCGTATTTACCTGCATCGAGAAACCATATGTAGTAAGGAACAAGATGTCCCCCTACCTGCGTCTCATAATCCATGATAGCTTCGACCGCCTGGATTTGGTGTTCAGTCTCCCCATGTCTACCCGCGAACTGTAGTACAGGTGCCCTCGATAAAAAAACCGTTGTGATGTAAGTGTGCCAGCTAAGCAAAACCGCATAACTATACGGGATGTCGAGATTAGTATACTGTGGCTCACCCTCAGAACGCTTCGCTTTTCGCCTTGTATCAGCCTCACTAGTTTTCTGATACGCGAGGAATATATCCTCCGCATCTGAATTCTCGGTAGACCGTTTACTGATCGCGAACTCCGCATGTTGGAGTCGATCACGAATCGCATCACGAATCCGGTTATGCTTATTAGTTCCATACTTCAGTTGATAATTAGCCACTAAGGAGCCCCTCTCCAATCTTCAAGTTCGGGCATGAAATCGTCACTGGATATATCAGTATAATCACCATCATAGGTAATACCCTCTAAACCAGGATTTATCAAGCCCATTGCTATAGTTAAAGCGTCCAGGTAATCGTCATGTTGCCGTGTTGCTTGTGCCTGAAACACCGAGTATTGTTGGGTAAACTCACCCATATTTCTATTAATCACCAGTGCACTATTACTCGCGTTGCTGGTGATGGTCTGTATAATTCTAGTTTCCTTCTTCCGCTTATCCTCAACAGGAACGACTGTATAGTACTGCCGTCTCTTCAGCATTTCCCTATCGAACAACCACTTCAAAGTTCGTTGGTTCATGACTGTCTCTATCCCAATCATCATAGGATTCCAGATCTTCGCAAGTTCAAAAATCTTATTAATGAACTCCTCCGGATCAGGAGACTTACACGCGTAGTACTCGCATATATAAACCTTTCCCATGTAGAAGCGAATGACCATTATAACCGCATCATCGAGCTTCTCATTCACCTGCCGTAGGGCGTTGCCATCCTTCGGTGGAGGTGTTGGGTCAATCCCCATGTAGGTTACTCCACCTAAAGGTAACGTATCCCAGTATTCCAACCACGTCTCAAGGAAGGCGGAGTTCTCAGTCGTAACAAGAACGCATTCCATTTCCCGAAGCCATAGAGATAACTGATTCCGTTGTACGTGCGCATCTTTATCAGCCTGCAATTCCTCAGTCGTCCACCGCTCTGGCCAAGCGCTTTCCCCTCTAGAATCAAAACAACTGTACCTAACAGTCGCCCATTGAGGATCATTCATCACGCTGTCGATCAAATCCCCTTTAACTAGGACTGTTTGCGCGAGCACCATCGTCGCGTCCGGTGCTTCCGATGCAGGCGCCAAGGATTTCGCCAAGGCTCCGAAGACGAGATCCGACATCTTTTGCCGTGCTTCCGGCGTTGCGGTATTCTCTTCATCACAGGGATCGTCAAGGATGATGAGATCCGGTCGTCTATCATCGACGTTGATCCCTCGAACACTCCCTGTAATCCCCAAAGCAATAATCCGTATAGGATAACCAGCCGTACCATGTATAATCTCGATCTCGGAATCTGACCACTTAGAGCCTTTCTTCAGCCCGAAGGTGCTTGTCCAAAGTGTGTTGTATTCGATGTTATTCTTAAGCCAAAGTAACGTCTTTACCGCGTGGTCTTGGCTCTTACCAATAATAACAATCGTATGTGAAATCGCATAAGCGATCCGTTTAGAGGCGAAGAGTCTGACTTTAGTAGTCTTAGCTCCACCACGAAAAACCTCAAACCCTACGAAGCGATTATCTGGATTCTCCAAAACCCGATCCATATCCTTATGGAATTCGGGAGATTCTTGCCTAGCCGCCTTCGGGAAGAACGTCCTCGCGTAGAAGTTCCCATCAATCGCGGCAAGTTGAACTACCTCCTCAAGGGGGATTTCTGCGTTGACTCTAGCCCCCACTACCGCTTCTTCTTGGTAACTGCATCCAGACGTTTCTGCTTCCGTACTCGGTCAGCTTTAATCTGCGCAGCCGTACCACCCTTAGCTAACGTATCAACCTTCTTCGTTTGTTTCTTTTTAGCTAAGTACTTCTGTTTAGCTGTATGCTGCTTCCCATGACTCATGTTCTTTCTCCTAAGGTTTCCATATATGAACTCCTAGTTCCCCAGGAACAGTATCCTTCACGTTCTTCCTAAGCTTAACCTTCTCCGGAAACGCAACCGCAGGGTCAAACCACTTCACAACCTCACACAGCGCATATTCCCATTTATCGTTTGGGAAGGCTCTTGAGATAACCGGTAAATACAACCACTTCAACTGCCACCAAGCATCAGCAGTATGCTGCAACTTACACTCAACAATAGTAATCCTGCCGTTGGGGATATCGAAAAGTAACGCATCCGGTTGGCACCAGCGCTCACGCTCAACCCCAACCTCCGTAAAAACAAACCAAGGGGAGGATACATAACACCCTTCATGCAGCCCGTCCAGATACCCATGAACCTTTCCTTCATACCGTATCCCCTCAGCGCGTCTACCGTACCTACGCTTGTTGCTTATAAATGGCGGCGGAGTTAAACTTAACCTAACCCTCTCGATCGGCCCCACTGGTTTGAACCGCTTCGGCGGTAATGGTCTGTGTGAGCTCAAGTGTTTCCCCTTTGAGTGTCTCGTCGGTTAAGCCACGCATCCGATCCCTAGCAGCCTCTAAAGCAGTCTTATCAACCACCATTATATTATTCTGTACGTTCTGTGTCGTTGGTAGGTTGGGGGTGCTCTTAGGCGCGAACCCCAGGTTCTTAAGTATAAGATCCGACGCACTCGAAATGAATTCTTTATCCGAGCTAGGCGACGCATTTTCTAAGGCTTGACCTAGTTTCTCAACACCGACCCGAGCTACCCCCATTAACTGTTCCCTCAACGGCATAACGGTTGAGGTATAAAACTCCGCACTCTTTTCCTTAAGCTGGTTCTGAAACGCATCACTATGTATAATGGTTGACAGCCAGGGTTGACTCACCCCAAAATGCATGGCTACCTTACCAAGCGGCTCGGTCGGATTCATCATCATAAAGTCCATGATCGCTTCGTGCTTAACCGTAACCCTTTTTATCTCCGCCATGTCAGTGAAGCTCCCATAAAAATATCCCTTCGTTACCCCTATATATAGAGGAGTTTTCTCCTTTTGTCAATCGGTATAAAACGGTGGAGCTGGTGAGTGGGGTGATGAGGTTGTGGTGATCGGGTTATCTGTTGTTTCCCGATCGG